GCTGAAGAAGCGGCATGAAGCGAAAATCGACAATGTCGCCGCCCTCATCGATGCTTGGGTGGCCTACAAGTTGAACAAGGACTCATTCGAATGACACATCAGAAGACCTCACAGATGATGCTCCTCGACCAGAGCGAGATCGGTCCGCCGAGCATGGGCATCCAGCGCGTTGCAATCTACGACTCGACCGGAACCCCGGTTGACTTCACCGCGGATGCGGATGACACGGGCGCCGACGTCCTCCTGACCGGCTACTCGGCTAACGCATATTCGGCCGTCGCAGAAACCGACTCAGTCAACACCGCCGTCGCGAAGCTCGAGGACGTTGCGATTCGGGGCTCGAAGGTGGTGACACTTTCCAACTCCGGCACTAACGTCGCAGTCAACGCCGCGCTCGGTCGCACATTCGTCCTGACGCTCACCGCTTCGACCTGGACGATCAAGAATCCGACGAACCCGGTTGATGGTCAGATGGCTGTCTTCCGTCTCGTGCAGGACTCTACGGGTTCCCGCACCGTTACCTGGGACACCGCTTACTCCTTCGGTGGCGGAAGTGCTCCGACGCTCACTACCACGGCCAGCAAGACCGACTTCGTCGTGTTCACCTACGACAGTGCCCTGAGCAAGTGGTGCTACCTCTACAAGTCTCTGGCTTTCTGATCTTTTTCAGAAAGTTTCGCTGATCGTCTAGAACCAAAAAGAGGAGGTGAGCATGGCGGGATTCAGAGAACGTCTGGCGCATGCGTGGAACGCCTTCGTATTCTCCGCAAACAAGCCTGACGCGGTCCAGAACGAAATGGGCGTTTCTAGCGGGGCATCGTCATTTGGTTATCGTCTAGACAGAACACCTCGCAGGTCATTTAATGACCGGACTATCATTGGCGCTATTTATGGCCGGATGGCGATAGATGCCGCAAGTGTCGAGGTTCGGCATGTCCGGTTGGATGATAACGAGCAGTATCTGAGCGATGTGGATAGCGCCCTAAACAATTGCCTTAGGGTTGAGGCCAACGTCGACCAGGGAGCCAGGCAGTTCCGTCAGGATATAGCCATGACCCTCTTCGAGTATGGTGTCGCGGCAATTGTTCCGGTCGATACAACGCTGAATCCGCTTGTGACCGGCGGCTATGACGTGAATACGTTGCGCGTCGCCCAGGTTCTCCAGTGGTATCCCAGGCATGTTCGGGTTCGAGTCTACGACGACAACCCGGAAAATGGCGGTATTCGGAAGGACGTTCTTCTCCCGAAAGAAATGGTCGCCATCGTCGAGAATCCGCTTTACTCGGTGATGAACGAACCAAACTCGGTTCTGCAGAGATTGATCCGGAAGCTAGCTCTTCTGGACGATGTTGACGAGCAGAGCGCTTCAGGGAAACTAGACCTCATTATTCAGCTTCCATACGTCATCAAGACGGAAACTCGTCGCGATGAAGCTCAGAAGCGGATGAAGGAGATCGAGTTTCAGCTGAAGGGATCGCAATATGGTATCGCCTACACAGACGGCACCGAGAAGATCACTCAGCTGAATAGGCCGGCCGAGAACAACCTGATGGGTCAGGTTCAGTATCTGGTGACTTTGCTGTACAGCCAGCTCGGCATTACCGAAGAAGTAATGAATGGCACGGCCGGAGAGCCGGTCATGATCAACTACTTCAATAGGACGATCGAGCCTATCCTGGAAGCAATCACCGAGGCGATGCATCGGACCTTCCTGACGAAGACCGCTCGTTCGCAGGGACAGGCTATCAAATTCTTCCGTAACCCGTTCAAGTTTGTCACAATCGCAGATCTTGCGCAGGTTGCGGACGCATTTAGCCGAAACGAGATCCTTTCGCCGAACGATCTTCGCGGCGTGATTGGATTTAAGCCTTCCGGCGACCCGAACGCGAACAAGCTCATGAACCGGAACATGCCGTCTCCTGTTTCTGCGGGAACGCAGCCGGCAGAGTCTCCTGACCAGAGCGACGTTCAGCCTGACGACGGTTCTTCTACTGGAACGGACGCGTCCAGCATCATGAACAGCGCGTTTGACCAGATCAGTAGCTCTCTTGACGACGCCATAAGTAGCGTTAGTTAGGCGAGGCCATGACCACTACGACTGAACTGGACGTGCAGGCATTCCTTGCCCATCTCGCTCCTGGTTACGACCCGGTGTATGCACATGAGTACTATCTGCGAACGCGTAAACTGAAGGGGCGACGACCGGGTCTAGGAAAGCCACCATCCGGGTTCGTCAGGACAGTCACGTCCAAAGCCGGAAAGCCGCCAGTAAAGAAACCGAAGGTCCATCCCAAATCGGCGCCTCCGAAGTCGGTCGCAGAACTTCAACGGATAGCCGCTGTTCGTGTGGCTCAGCTGCAAGTAAAGATCAGGACGCTCGAGGCCAAGCTGCGAGAGCTAGTCGCAAGAGAGAAAGCGACTAGGACTAGGCGCATTTCAGCGCACAAGAAGACACAACACAGATCGTCTTCTGCCGCATCCAAAGCGAAGGCACATCAGCACTACCTGGTAAGCAGAGCCGCAGGACATCACAAGAAGGCTGCTAATCTCAACAAGAACCTCAAGGGTCAGATAGCTCACGTTCAGCATTTGATACATCAGATCCATGAGCAAATTGCAGCTGTAATAGCCAAAGTTAGAGCTGAGGTTAATGCGGCCTTGAAAAGGCATCCCTGAGTCAAGCTCGCAGATGAAGGAGTAATAAGTCAAAATGGGAGTACAGGGGCAAAAGCCTGATTTCGGAGGCTACGTCACCAAGTACGGTCTGGTTTGCTCCGATGGCCGTACTATAAAGCACCATGCTTTCAAGCACAACGATGGAGCCGTAGTTCCGCTCGTTTGGCAGCATCAGCACAACGAGCCCAAGAATGTCCTGGGTCACCTGGTTCTGGAGCACCGTGAAGACGGCGTCTATGCTCGAGGCTACTTCAACGACACCGAGCAGGGCTCGGATGCCAAGAAGCTGGTTTTGCACAAGGACATCAAGAACCTGTCGATCTATGCGAATCGGTTGAAGCAGGTCGGCAACGATGTCATGCACGGCGAAATCCGTGAGGGCAGCTTGGTGCTGGCCGGTGCAAACCCCGGCGCGTACATCGATGACGTCTACATGCAGCACGGTGATGAGGAGATTCTCGCTCAGGGCGAAGTCCTCATTTACGTGCCCGACGAGGACGAGATCGTGCTAGAGCACGAGTCGAAGGCGCCTGCTTCAGACGCCTCTTCTGAGTCAGCTCAGGAAGACGCAACTGAAGACCCCGAGGACGAGGCCGAAGACAACCTGGACGAGAACTCCTCGATTCAGGAGATCTTCGACACGCTGACTCCGATTCAGCAGAACGCGGTTTATGCCCTCATTGGCGCCGCGATGGAACACAGCGACGAAGCAATCGAGTTGCCGGAAGGCGCTTCGGTCGCGGACGTCATGAATACGCTAAACCCCGTTCAAGCAGAAGTCGTCCACGCCCTTATCGGCGAGGCACTCGTACACAACCAGAAGGGCGAGGACCAAGTGACTCACCGCAACGTTTTCGACCAGACCGCGGGCGACACCCGTCCTGGCGTTCCGGCCGATTACCGTAGCTTGTCGCACGCCGACAAGGAGGCGATCTTTGCAGACGCGAAGTCCTGCGGCTCCTTGAAGCAGGCGGTCAAGAACTACGCGCTTGCGCACGGCATTGACAGCATCGACACCCTGTTCCCGTACGACCAGGCCGTTACCGACACGCCGGAGTTCATCACTCGGCGGATGGAGTGGGTCAACGGCGTGCTGACCGGCGTGCACAAGGTGCCGTTCGCTCGAATCCGCAGCTGGACGGCGAACCTGACGTTTGACGATGCCCGTGCGCGGGGTTACATCAAGACGAACGTTAAGAAGGAGCAGTTCTTCAGCACTGCGAAGCGCGTCACCACCCCGCAGACCGTCTACAAGAAGCAGGCTCTGGAGCGGGACGACATTCTCGACATCACCGAGTTCGATGTCGTGATGTGGGTTCAGTCCGAGCTGCGCATCATGCTGGACGAGGAAATCGCCCGCGCGATCCTCGTGGGTGACGGCCGCGATGTCGACGACGCCGACAAGATCAACACCTCGCACATCCGTCCGATCTACGGCGACGACCCGTTGTACGTGACGAACCTCGAGGTCGACCTTTCCGTCTCCGGTTCGACGGCTGACGACATCGTCGACGCAGTGGTCACCGGCATGCGGTTCTACCGCGGCTCCGGTAACCCGGTGTTTTACACCACACTGCCCCGTCTGTCACAGCTGCTGCTTGTCAAGGACGCGCTCGGCCGCCGGCTGTACGAGAACAAGGCCGCGGTCGCAGCTGCGATGGGCGTCAGCGACATCATCGCTTGCGAGGCGCTCGAGGCTACCACGGGCCTGATCGGCATCATCGTCAACCTGACGGACTACGCGCTCGGCGCCGACAAGGGCGGCCAGGTCTCGATGTTCGACTTCTTCGACATCGACTACAACCAGTACAAGTACCTGCTGGAGACCCGCGCTGCGGGCGCCATGACCAAGTACCGTGGCGCGATCACCATCACCGAGTTCACCGGTGCAGGCGGCCTGCTGGCTAACCCGACTGCTCCGACCTTCGTCAAGACCACCGGCGTCGTGACGATCCCGACCACGGCGCACGTGACCTACGTGATCGTTGCTTCTGACGGTTCGGAAGGTTCGTCGCTCTCCTCGGGTGCGCAGTCGGCTATCGACGCCGGCGCTACGGTCCACATCCGGGCCAAGGCAGCCTCCACCTACGGGTTCGTCGATGACCAGTCCGAGGACTGGTACTTCACCCGCAACCCCTGACGAGTAATCTAGCCGAAGGAGACTAGTGCGATATTCCGGTCTCGTTGGCTTTACGACTCAGCAGGAAACCTCACCAGGCGTCTGGACTGATGTTATCACCGAGAAGCAATATTTCGGCGATTTCACTCAGGCAAACAGACGCCTGGTGACACAGGGTGGAGCATATCCTGAGGTTAACGACGATGTGGTGCTGACCAACATCGCGTCTATCGTAGCTGATGACTTCGCCAGCGTAAATTTCCTTGACATGCGATACGCTGTCTGGCGCGGCATAAAATGGAAAGTCGAGAGCGTTGAAGTCAAGAATCCACGCTTGATACTCACGCTTGGAGGTCAATGGAATGAGAACGCAAGCTGAGTTCCAGACAGTTCTGACTGGGCTACAAGACGGCGTTCACGTCTATTTCGAGCCTCCATCTGGTCTGTCCATTTTGTATCCTGCCATAATCTATCGCCGGGACTTCGAGAGCCGACGGTACGCCGATAACAGTCCATATTCCCGTATGACTCGTTACATGGTGCAGACTATCGACAAGGATCCCAACAGTAATCTGGTCAATCTTGTGGGCGATCTGGAACTGACGTCTTATGTCAGGCATTTCAACCAAGATAACCTAAGCCATGACGTATTCTACGTTTACTTCTAGGAGGAGAAAACGTGACTCAGCTCGTCTTTGACGGGATCGGGGACCGCAAGTTCGAGCAGGGGGTGGATAAGGGCGTTCTGTACCTGCTGAACACCGAATCCGGCCTGTACGACACTGGCGTTGCCTGGAACGGTCTCACCGTCATCAAGGAGAAGCCGGGCGGTGCCGCGGCAAACCCGGCTTACGCCGACAACATCAAGTACATGAACCTCCTGTCGGCCGAGACCTTCGTGGCTACGATCGAAGCGTTCACCTACCCCGAAGAGTTCGGTGCCTGCGACGGTACTTTCTCTCCGGAAGCCGGCGTGCACGTCGGTCAGCAGACGAGGAAGGTGTTCGGTCTCTCATACCGCACCAGGATCGGCGACGACACTACACCGGAGAAGGGTTTCAAGCTTCACCTGGTGTACGGTTGCCTCGCCTCGCCGTCGGAGAAGGACTACACCACCGTCAACGACAACCCGGCGGCAGTGGCTTTCAGCTGGGACGCGACGAGCACTCCGGTGCCTGTCACCGATCTGAAGCCGACCTCGCTGATTGTTATCGACTCGACTCTCGTCGATTCAACGGCGTGGGGTCTCCTGGAAGACGACCTCTACGGGACTAGCGGGACCGACCCGTTCCTGCCGCTTCCGGACGTCGTCCTCGGTCTGTTCGCCGGTTCCGTCACGATGGTGACGCTGACCGCGCCAACCTTCGACGGTGCGCACACCATCACAATCCCGACCGAGTCCGGCGTGACCTACTACGTCGACGGCGTCGTTCACGCTGGCGGTTCGCAGTTGCTCACGACTGGTCAGAAGAAGATCGTTTCTGCTACGGCGAATGCCGGGTATGCGTTCAATCTGCCAGTTGTCACTGAGTGGATGTTCACCTTCGTTAGCTAGCAGATCAATGGGAGTCAGGGAATGCTTCGGATCAAGATCTCCGACGGTGAGGTTTTCAACGAACTCACCGGAGAGTTTGGCGACTCAAATAGCGGTGTTGTCCTTGAGTTGGAGCATTCTCTGGTTTCCGTGTCTCGCTGGGAGTCAAAATGGGAGAAACCTTTCCTCGGTAGCGAGGACAAGACGCAGGAACAGACCCTAGATTACATAGGGATGATGTCTCTAAATGACGAAGTTCCTCCGGCGGTTTTGTCCAGACTCTCCGCAGACAATGTTAATCGCATTAACGAGTACATCAACGCCAAGATGACGGCTACCACGTTCCAAGAGCGAAGAAAACAATCGCCATCACGCGAGACGATAACTGCTGAACTCATCTACTACTGGATGACGGCTCTGCAGATACCGTTCGAGTGCCAGCATTGGCACCTTAACAGACTTCTAACGCTGATTAAGATCTGTAACATCAAGAATGCCCCGGCGGAAAAGATGACGGCGGCAGATGCAGCATCGCATCAGCGCGATTTGAATGCGCAGCGTAAAGCTCAACTGGGAACCAGAGGGTGAGAGGAGGACCGAAACGTGACTCGAGTCGTATGGGATGGCATAGGCGACAAGGTTTACGAAGATGGCGTAGATCGCGGAATGCTGTACGTAGCCGAACTCGCGGGTGTTCCGTGGAATGGTCTTACCGCTATCCAGGAAACTCCCACGGGCGGCGATGCTCAATCGTATTACTTCGACGGCGAGAAAGCCCAGACGATCTCTGCCCCGGAAGAGTACGCGGCAACGATAACAGCCTACACGTATCCGTCAGAGTTTGGCATCTGCGACGGAAGCGCCCGGATTACGAGCGGTCTGTTCGTCCAGCATCAGCCGAGGGTCAAGTTTAGCTTCTCCTACCGGACTGGGATCGGGAACGATATCTCGCCGAATGCGGGATACAAGATCCATCTGGTTTATAACGCTATGGTTGCGCCATCGCAACGGTCCAACAAGACGCAGTCAGCAAACGCTGATATCTCAGACTTCAGCTGGGCCGTGACCGCAGTTCCGATAAGTTATTCCGGGTTCCGACCCAGCTCCCATTTCATCATCGATACTCGTTACGTTGGAAGCGGCGCGATTGCGGCTATCGAGAATATTCTCTACGGCGACGCAACCGATGACCCACGGATGCCGACCATCGACGAACTGGTCAGCATTATCGGTACAGCTGTTTCAGCAAGCTTCATCGTTGTTGATAACGGTGACGGCACATTCTCGGTTCTCGGTAGTGACGCGGCAGTCTTTACGCCAGCCATGGGTGAACTGGAGCTGGCTTGGCCGACTGTTACGGAGATCATCACAGACGTTGACTACACAGCTAGCTCTTCGTGAGGAGGATACTCAGTGGGTACTGTAATAAGCTACACGAAAGATGCCCTCGACACGAAGTTCGACGCGACTGTAATCGGTGCGCGTTTCGATAGTACTACTGGCGCGCTTATTCTCCAATTCGGCGACGGCAGCGAGGTAAATATCGGCTCCACCTCAGCGACCACCACGTCTAACTGGGGCAAGGTTTATGCTGCCAGCATCCATCGAGTGGGAGTCTAGATGGCAACCGTAATCAGTTATACCAAGGATAAGATCGACGAACTGCTTGGCAACATGATCGCCACAGGGATGATCAACTCGTTCGGCGATTTGATTCTCACCACTCAAGGGGGAACACCAATTAACGCCGGCTTTGTCGGCGTCGGTAGTCTTCCTGGGTCTCTCGGGACTATAGCCAGTCTTACGCCCTCTAACGGCGATGTTCTGACTTATCTGGCGGGATCGTGGTCAACTAGCAAGCCCGTTCCAGGTTTGCGAAAGATCTATCTAGACAATTATGGTGCTGACTGGACTGGTGCTACGTATAGTGACACGGCTCTGGCAGCTGCGCAGACTGCTGGTGGATCTGGACCCTATCAGATTGTCCAGGGGATCGGTCAATATAAGTTCGCGAATTCATACAGTTTTAAACGCGGGCAAGTTATGATCGGCCAGGGTAGCGCGCTTACCAACAACGACTACACAGGTAACAGTATCTTCATAGATGCTTATGACCCCTCGTTTGATCTCTCGCTAAGCAACACGGGAGAATTTGGCGGGTTTTCCATAGGTGGCTACAGCTCCGGCAATGGCGCTGTGGGATTCCGGTGGGGTGACCTGAACCGTATTCAAATTCGAGACCTGCAGATAACCGGTTTTAACGGCGTGGGAAGTATAGGCCTATACGGACACAACGTTGCTGGTTGGTCGGAACAGGCTTTGATTCAAGCCAATGTAGTCGATTGTACGACCTGCGTATATTTCGACAAGTCCAGCTTCGACTTCAGCACGTACGAATTCCTCATCGTGGCGAACCCCAACCAAGATGGTATCCGCTTCGAAAATGGAGCGAACATCGTAGGACCAAGATTTGCTGTGCGGGGTAACTTCCACGCAGGTGCAACAAACACCGGCGCTGTTATAGCCATGGACCGGTCGGACACCAGTACGGGAACGACTAGCTTCATCGATGCCGAATTCGATATCGTCGTCGAGTGTGATGGTACGCCCGGGCAAGTGGGTCACCACTCAATCCTGCAGCTTGGTGGTAATGCCGCCACCATGTTCACCGGTAACGGGACTATATCGTTCACGTCCGGCGGCGGCGGTGTTCAGTTCCAGGATGCGGTCTTCACGGGTCAATACGGCTTTGGTGGTCGGATCAATATCCCCGGATTGGGTAACGTTGATCCTAACGATGGACTCGTCGTTCAGGGTGCATCTCAGTGGGCTCAATCAGGGAACTTGACTGGTAACTATGCCTATGACGGGATGTATATCTACCCGAACGGTGGCGACTATCAGGCATACATTCTTCCGAACGGGAACATCACGATCGCGGGATTCTGGAATGCGCCATACGGTCGGACTCGAAACTTCAAAGTCGCGTTTAGGCAGCCTTCGGGAGGTGCGCCCGGAACGATAACGCTGCCTAGCAATGTCGAACTGATCGGTGGAAACAGAAGCACGACTTCGGCGTCGAACGAGACAGATGTTTTCTTGTTCACCTATTACCCGAGTGATGACGTCTGGTTTGCAGAGATTCTTTCTACCGATGCGGCAAGCGGCCCCTCTGTCGGTCCGTTTGCCGAGTCGGACATCATAGGCTTGGTTGCTGACCTAGCGTCGATCAACGCATCGATTTCGGCGATCAGCTCATTTCCGACACTTACTCCCGGAACGAACGACTTCCTCGAGTATGTAGGTGGTGTATGGACGAATCGTACGCCGACGCAAGTCAAGGCGACGCTTGCTATCGCCGAGTCCGACGTGTCCGGTCTGACCACGGACCTCTCGACGCTTACGTCTTCGATTGCGGCTATCCGCCAGTTCCCGTCGCTTACCCCTGGAGCCAACGACTTCCTCGAGTATGTAAGCGGCAGCTGGACGAATCGTACGCCGGCTCAAGTCAAGACAACGCTGGCCATCGCCGAGGCGGACGTTTCGGGTCTGGTCACTGATCTAGCCGGTAAGCAGTCATTGAACTCAAACCTGACAACCATCGCGGGTCTGACACCAACTAACAATGACACGCTCCAGTACATTTCGGGTGCCTGGGCTAACCGTACGCCGACTCAGGCGAAAGCCACTCTTGCCATCGCCGAGGCGGACGTTTCGGGTCTGGTCGCTGACCTGGCATCGATTAACTCAACCATCTCGACTATTGTGGCGAGTAGTGTCGCGCTTGATACGACAGCCACGGACATTCAGCCTAGCCCCGGGACACGTTCCGTAGGTTCGGTATCTCTGGCAGCCAAGGCCGATCATGTCCACGGTTCTCCGACGGTATTTGCCCCAACAGGCATCACTGGTGCCACAGCTACGACTCGCTATGTCGGGGCAACGACTACCGGCGCTCCTGCATCAGGGACGTTTGCTCTCGGCGATGTCATCCCAACGCAAGACGGAACGATTTACATATGTACTACGGCCGGCACTGTCGGATCTGGAGCAGCTTTCACGCAAGCTGGCGGATCGCTCGATTCCACTGACGCAGACATCCAGCCTGTCGGATCTAGGACTGCTGGCGTACTAACGCAGGCATCTCGGGCCGATCATCGTCATCCGTACGCCGGGAAGACATACGCCTTGTCCCTTTACAGGACCATGCCCTAAGGAGAATCAAAATGGCAGCAAACACGGATCCGATCTTCACTAAGACGCCGAACGTTGGGTGGACTAGTGTCGACGGAAACGGTGGAAGTGCTGGTCCGCTCAAGACCGCGAATACCAACATGGATGGCACTGGGACGGTTACGACCGCTTTCACGGCTGGAGCCAATGGGGCGTATCTCAAGAAGCTCATCGCCAGGGCGGCCGGTTCCAACATCGCCACCGTTCTCCGGGTATTCATCAACAACGGCAGTACAAACTCCACGCTCGCGAACAACATCCTGGTCGCAGAGATGTCGCTTACGCTGACCACGGCAAACGCTGCCGCCGGTCTGCCAACATTCGAGATGCCTCTGGAATTCGCTATTCCTAACGGCTACAAGGTCAATGTGACCATAGGCACGTCCGTGTCCGCCGGTTACTTTGTCTCGGTTATCGGTGGCGATTACTGATGTCCTACGGGCTATTCCATTTGCCGGACGTAGCCCAAGATAGGCAGTGGGTATTTCGTCCGATAAACGTAAGTAACTCTACACCGCCAACGGCAGCACATGCCTGGATGAAACCAAAAGGCGTTGCTGCAATCCACATGCTTGTGGTTGGCGGTGGCGGTGGCGGTGCAGGCGGTAGTACCGGAAGCGGTCAACGCGGTGGCGGTGGAGGCGGAGCTGCAGGTGGTGTGGCGTCGCTATTCATTCCAGCGTTTCTTCTACCCGACGAGCTCTTCATCTTTGCCGGACCTGGCGGAGCTGGAGGTGCACCGGCGTCTAGTGGCGGGAACGGAACTTCTGGAGGTAATAGCGGCGTCGCCATACACCCATATATAACCGGTTCCGGCGTATCCATGATGCACTACGTGTTCTGCTTCGGTGGTAGTACGTCGCTCGGCGGGACAAGTGCTGCCGGTGGAAATGCTGGATCAGCTGGAACGGCGTCCATATTGTCGTCAGGCGTCGTCGGTCTCGGCGTTTCAGGAACACCGAATGCTGCTACGGCTGGTTCAGCAAGCGGAGTATCTTCGGCGGCTACATTCGGTAGCAGTTCTGTACCGGTCATCGGCGGAACTGGTGGCGCCGGTACGAATGGGTCGTCTGATAATGCCGCGGGCGTGATCACGGTTCCTTTGGCGCCCTACGAGCCACTGATCGCCAGCCTACCAGGCGGTGCTGCTAACGGTGGTAGAGGTTCCGATGGGATCACAAGCTTCCGCCGAGGAAACGCACCGTTCTATCTGACCAGTGGCACAGGCGGCGGCTCAGCCTTCGGCGGCACTGCCGGTGACGGTGGTAATGGAGGCTGGGGCTGTGGCGGTGGCGGTGGTGGCGGCGGTCTAACAGGTGGTAACGGTGGTCGCGGTGGAGACGGCTTCGTTGTCATATCGGCGTTCTGACAGGAGTACACGATGACTAACGGCCTCTTCCACCTTCCTGGCGTAGACCAGGACAGAACGTGGCTGTTCCGACCGCTAGGTGTTTCGACGCTTACTCAACCACCAAGTGCGGCGCATGTCTGGATTAAACCTCGAGGCGTCTCGATGGTTCACATGCTTGGCGTAGGCGGCGGTGGTGGCGGTGGTGGCGGTTCGACCGGTTCAAGTACGCGGGGAGGCGGAGGCGGTGGCGGCTCAGGTGCTATCGTGTCGACGCTTATCCCCGCAGTCTATCTTCCAGATATTCTGTACATTGCAGCTGGACTAGGTGGCCCTGGAGGTGCGCCCGGAGCTACTGGTAGCACTGGAACCGCCGCCATGAACACCTGCATTGGACCGATGGCAGATATGTCAGTCAGCGCATCGGCCGCATATCACTACCTGTTTGCTCCGGGCGGAACGGGGGGAAATGGCGGCACAAGTTCCGCGGGTGGAAGTGCTGGGACCTCAGGAACTGGTGTCGCGATGACGTCTGCGGCAGCATTTGGTGCGGTTTCTACTGGTGTGGTGAATATCCCAACCGCTGGTTCGACCGCCGCATCAAGTTCGCCGGCATTTACGAATGGCGATCTGCCCATTATCGGTGGTGGTGGTGGTGCCGGCACAAACGGATCATCAGATAACGCTGCTGGCGGTATAACAGTGCCTACGGCTGGTTATGAATTCTTGATCGCTACCCTACCAGGCGGCGCAGCTAACGGCGGCAGAGGCTCCGATGGGATCACCAGCTTCCGTCGAGGAAACGCTCCGTTCTATCTCACTGGCGGAACTGGTGGTGGCTCAGCCTTCGGTGGCACCGCTGGCGATGGAGGAAACGGTGGCTGGGGTGGCGGTGGCGGTGGTGGCGGTGGTGGTTCCACTGGTGGCAACGGTGGTCGTGGTGGAGATGGCTTCGTCGTCATATCTGCGTTCTGACAGGAGTAACGATGACTAACGGCTTTTTCCACCTCCCCGATTATGCTCGAGACCGAGTTAGTGTTTTCACCGCAAATACGACTACCACTTTCGCGTCGTCGCCGCCTAACGGAGCCAAAGTCTGGCACAAACCACGAAATACCTCGCTCTACGTTCATTTCCTAGTCCTTGGTGGTGGCGGTGGAGGTGGAGGTGGTGTCTCGGGCGCTAGCGGTTCACGTAGTGGCGGAGGCGGCGGAGGAGCTTCGGGCATATTGTCACTTATAATGCCCGCCTTCGCAGTTCCGGATCTTCTATACGTGGCTGTCGGTTACGGAGGTGCGGGCGGGACTCCGGCGTCATCACTCGCGAATAGTGGTTCCGCTGGGATAGAATCGTCCGTATCGTCGACTCCTTGGCCTAGTTCTAGTGCTGCGGCGCATACGATGGCGCTTGTTACTGGCGGTAACGCGGGTACAGGCGGCGGAACTGGAACCGGTGGCTTTGCCGGATCTGTTGGCACCGTGTCCACAGGCGGTCTAGGGCTCATAGGCGTTAAAAGTAGCCCGACGCCCGTAGGTAGTAGTGCCGGCGGCGGAACTTCGAGCTCGGCAGGCCTCGTCTTCGCTACAAGCCTGGCATATGTTACCGGCGGTGTAGGTGGTGCAGGGACGGGTGGAGCATCCGACAATGCCGCCGGTGCGATGACTGTTGGTATAGCGGGCTTCGAACCGCTCATAGCCGACATTCCAGGCGGCGCAGCTAACGGCGGCAGAGGCTCTGACGGCGTTATTAGCCTATTCAGATCTATGGCGCCTACATATTTCACTGGCGGAACTGGTGGTGGCTCAGCCTTCGGTGGCACCGCTGGCGATGGCGGTAAGGGCGGTTACGGATGCGGTGGCGGTGGAGGCGGTGGTGGCGTGACTGGTGGTAACGGTGGTCGCGGTGGAGACGGGCTCGTAATCATCACGGCGCTCTGATGTTCTCTATTACCACAACCGGCTCCTTCAACAAGTCCGATAGCTTCCTCAAGCGCCTTCTCCATATAGGCCCAAGCATCCAAAGTCGTCTCGCCGAGTACGCTCAACAAGGAGTCGAAGCCCTGTCCGCGGCTACTCCAGTCAGGACGGGGCTTACCGCCGAATCCTGGGGTTACGAGATCAACCACTGGGGCGGGACATGGCGCATTACCTGGACGAATACTCATATTCACGAAGGCGTGGCTATCGCCATCTTGCTTCAGTACGGACACGGTACTGGCAACGGTGGCTATATCCAAGGAAGAGACTACATAAACCCGGCCATTAGGCCTATATTCGACAAGATCGCGGATGATGTCTGGAGGGTGGTGACAAGTGAGCAACATTGACGAGAGAATCGTCGAGATGACGTTCAAAAGCGGCGAGTTCGTTAAGAATGTCGACACGACTGTCTCTGCCCTACAGCGACTCAAGGAGAAGCTCAACTTCAAAGGCGCTGGCGATAGCCTGAATCAGCTCGATCAGGCCGGTAAGCATGTCAATCTCTCTGGACTTACCCAGGCTGCTGACAATGTCGGACGTCACTTCAGCGCGATGAGCGTTGTCGCATATTCCGCGATAGCAAACATTACTAACCGTGCGGTAAACGCGGGCATATCCATTATCAAAGCCCTGACTGTTGATCCAATCAAAGCAGGCCTGGATGTCTACGAAACCAAGATCAATGCCATCCAGACGATTTTGGCCAACACGCAAGCCGAGGGGACGAACCTCAAGCAGGTTACGGCCGCTCTAAACGAGCTGAACATCTACGCAAACAAGACTGTCTTCAGCTTCGCCGACATGACGAAGAACATCGGCACCTTCACGGCCGCCGGCGTTAACCTGAAGACCTCGGTTGCGTCAATCAAGGGCATCGCGAACCTCGCGGCACTATCCGGCTCGAGTGCTGATCAAGCGTCCAATGCGATGTACCAGCTGTCCCAGGCTATTGCCGCGGGAACAGTAAAGCTGCAGGACTGGAACTCGGTTGTTAATGCCGGTCTGGGCGGTAAGACGTTCCAGACGGCATTGATCAACACGGCGAGAGCTACCGGCGTCTCGATTGACGCGATCATCAAGAAGGCCGGTAGCTTCCGTAACAGCCTTCAGCAGGGCTGGCTAACCAGTGACATTCTGACGAAGACGCTGTCTCAGTTCACTGGCGACTTGTCAAAGAAGCAAATCCAGGCTATGGGGTTCACGTCCCAAGAAGCCGATAACATCCTCAAGCTCGGTAAGACTGCAGTTGCTTCCGCGGTTAACATCCGGACGACCACTCAGCTCATGGCGGCCCTCAAGGAGGAAGTCGCTACGGCGTGGTCGAGGGTGTGGGAGACGCTTATCGGGAACATCAATGGGGCCACGTCAACTCTGACGAGCTTGCATAATGTTCTCGAGAACTTCTTCACCAAGCCGATCAACGACCTAAACACGTTCCTTCAGGAATTCGTCAAGCTCGGCGGCCGCACTGATGTAATAAACATCATAAAGTTCGGTCTGAAAGACATAATGTCGGTCCTTGGTCCGATTAAGTCTGCATTCCGAGACATATTCCCGCCCGCGACAGCGACGTCTCTGATCGTCTTTGTCATCAACCTCGAGCAGTTCGTTCAAAAGCTCAAGCTCAGTAAGACCGCGGGCGAAGAGCTCAGGAAGACCTTCGACGGAGTCTTCTCGATCCTCAAGATCGGGATCGACATCATCAAGGCCATATTCGGCGGTCTTGGTCAGATCGGTTCCGCGACCGGAAAAGCCTCCGGAGGAATTCTCGGATTCACGGCCAAGATAGGCGACTTCCTGGTCAAGCTCCAGAAGGCCATCGAAAGCGGTGGCATCCTTACCAAGATCTTCGATACTCTCGGCAAGGTTCTCTCGCTTCCGGTTAAGCTACTCGGGCTCGCTGGCGGCGGAATGAACGCTGTCGGCGCGGCTGCTCAGAAGGCGACAGGTTTTCTTAGACCGTTTATTGACGGTGTCAAGAACGCGTTCGAGAAGCTGGGCTCGATCATCCAGAAAGCGATTCAGTCCGGCGATTTGAACAACCTGGCGCAGTTGCTGAACCAAGGCATCTTCGCCTCTATCTTGCTTGCGATCAGGAAGTTCTTCACCAGCGCTAAGGATGCAGAGCCGAAGAAGGGACTCTTCGCCACTATCAAGGAATCGTTCGATGCCTTGACTGGTACGTTGAAGACGATGCAGGCGAACCTGAAGTCGGACATCCTGCTTAAGATCGCGGCTGCTGTCGGCATCCTTACAGTGTCGATCGTTGCACTATCGCTCATCAAGCCGGCAAACCTCGGTCGGGCACTTGGCGCTATCAGCGGCATGTTCATCGAGCTCCTTGCCGCGATGGCTATCATCACCAAGATCTCAGCTGGTGGCGGTATCATCAAAATGGCAGCTATCGGTGTAGCATTGAACCTGCTCGCAGCTTCGATGGTCACACTATCCGTTGCCGTGACGATTCTATCGAGGCTTAGCTGGTCCGGAATTGCTAAGGGTCTCGCGACTATCGGTGGTCTGCTCGCTTCGCTTGTCGCATTTGCCGCGCTTAGCGGTGGCGGTAAGATTCTCATCAGCACGGCAATCGCGATGAACGGTATAGCCATAGCGATCAACTTGCTAGCAATAGCGGTTGAGCATCTTGGCCGAAACGATCTCGCCACGCTTGCTAAGGGAATCGGCGCTATTGCTGTACTGCTTACCGTGCTGGCGGGATTCAACGCTATCAGTGGTACACAGACGATTGCAACAGCTACGGCTCTGCTCATTCTCGGTGGCGCACTCAACATCATCGCGAAGGTCATCGAGGATCTAGGCAGTTTCTCGCTGTCAGCTCTCGCTAAGGGAGTAGGCGCTGTTGCCGCCGCACTCGTCCTCATTGCCATCGCAATGAACCTTATGCCGCCTTCGATGGTGCTAACCGCTGCCGGACTGGTTCTCGTCTCGCTAGCCCTTCTCACCATCTCCAAGGCAATGCAAAACTTCGGCGGAATGTCCTGGTCGCAAGTCGGTCGGGGTCTCGTCGTTCTAGCAGGATCACTGATCCTCATAGCTTTGGCCACAGCCGCGATGACAGAAGCCCTGCCTGGTGCGGCAGCGTTGCTCGTCGTCGCAGGCGCCCTAGCGATACTTGCCCCTATCCTTGTGCTGCTTGGTCAGCAATCTTGGGGGAATATCGCCAAGGGATTGGCCGCCCTTGCAGGAGTCTTCGTCATTCTTGGCTTGGCGGGACTACTTCTCGCTCCTGTCGTTCCGGTGTTGGTGGCACTGGGTGCAGCAATTCTCCTCCTGGGTGTGGGAATAGCTGCGGCAGGCGCGGGGATAGCTCTATTTGCCGCCGGTTTGGGTGCGCTAGCAGTAGCAGGCGGAGCTGCGATCACAGTTATCGTGGCGTCCGTCAGCGAGCTACTGGGGCTTATCCCGCTGGCATTCACAGAGCTAGGCAAGGGTATTATTGCACTCGCTAACGTCATCGGTCAGGGCGGTCCGGCGATTGTGAAAGCCATCGTAGCGGTCTTGTCCGCTCTTTTGGATGCTATCATCAAAATAGTACCCAAGGCGGTCAAGGCATTCGAGACACTTCTCACGGGCATACTGCAGCTGATCGTCAAGGATGCGCCGCGGATTATCGAAGCACTCGTGAAGCTAGTCATCGAGATGCTTACGGTTCTGACTTCAAGGGCTCCTGCATTTAGCGTAGCTGCTGCTGGATTCATCGTAGCGATGCTTAACGGCGTCCAGAAGAACCTCGGTAAGGTGGTTACGGCCGGAACGAATGTCGTCATCGCGTTCATCAACTCGGTGGCGAACAACGCTCTCCGTATCACCCAGGCAGGTGCGAACGCTATCATCAGGTTCGTGAACGGACTGGCTAACCAGATTCGTGCCGACACCCCGAGAATGGACGCGGCTGGCAGGAACCTCGCTGAGGCTATCGTTCAAGGAATGGTTGACGGTCTTCTTACCGGAATAGGCACGATCGGCGATATTGCCGTGCAGGTAGCTGAGAACGCTCTTAACCGGGCAAAACAGTTCTTGCACATCAACTCGCCTTCGCTTAAATTCCGGGATGAGGTAGGCGCTCCGATGGCTGAGGGAATGGCCGTGGGATTGCTGCAAGGCGTCGATCAGGTTTCAAACTCAGCGAAGAGTGTTGCTAATTCAGCGCTCACGGCTTTGCAAGAAAGCCTGTCTGGGGTCAAAGATCTCGTATCGAACAACCTGAACCTGCAGCCGACAATCACTCCGGTGCTTAATCTGTCGACATTGAGGTCCGGTCTTAACGGGCTTCAGTCATTGACGAAGAACCAGCTTATATCCGCGAGTGTCTCGTCGAACACGGCGACGTCCATCTCGAATGATAACGCGGCGGCTGCTGCAGCCTCGGCTAAGGCTAATCCGTCAGGGGTCACAAACAACCTCACGTTCAACCAAACCAACAACTCTCCTGTGGCTCTAGACGCGGGCACGATTTACCGCCAGACGAAGAACCAGCTAACTGCCGTGAAGGGAAGGCTACCGACAAGTGCTAACGCAAGTTGATATCACGAATCTCGGCGGCG